TAGCGTTGCTTTCCGATAAAAGTAGCATAGAAGCCACTGATGCTGGGTAGAAAAAACGCATAATCGTTTTGCGATTCAGTAAGGTTTGTATTCATTATTTTTGCTGCGCTGGTAGAATATAGTCGTATGTTGCCATGCCACTGTTTACACTAATCTTCATAGCACCCTGGTCTGTAATACTCATTGTTTTGTCACCATCTAAGTTCAAAATAGCAATAGTTTGTGCTACAGGCCATGCCCATGTATGCGCTAATGTTCCTTCAACATCACGTTCAAATGTAAATGAACCTGCGTGTGTTGCTTCGTCGCCAAAGTAAAAGTTAAGATTGCCATCTTCTGTCTTTACTTGAAACACTGCTTCCTCTGAATGTGCTCCAGACATAAGTTTCATACGTGCAATACTTGCCATACTTGGCTGAAACTCAACATTCCAGCTGTTGCCTTTAAACTTAACACTTTTAAGTTTCTCTTCAATCACTGCTTTGTTCATAAAGCGATAATCATTTTCAAAATCGCCTGCTGTGTTTTCAAAGTGAATGTGTGTTGGAATAGTTTCGCCGTTGCGTTCAGCTTGTACAACTTGAATACTAGCGTTTTCTTTGTATTCTGGATTTTTCAAGTGATAGCTTAGTTTGCCTAAGTCAGGCATGCCAAACGTACCAACAAATTCTCCAACTGGCGTGTTTGTAGTTGCAGTCATAATAACACTACGATCATCTGCCATTGATTCAATCTGTGTTTCAGTTTCTGCTGTCACTTTTAATGTAGTAATAAAGCCCAACGAATGTGTATGGCTTACGATGTCTTGTAGAATGTCTTGCATTTTTATCTCCTATATGTTTCATTATAATGTTTAAATTGTAGAAAGTCAAGCATTATTTTTTATTTTTTTATTGTATTCAACTGCTGCTTCAAGTGTATTTAGATTAATATTTTTTTCTGCTGCCATTTTTAATAGTGCTGCGGTGTCTTTGGGGAAACACATACCGCCCCATCCTCTAACGCCTTGATCTGGCATAACAAACGTATGGCTATTGCCGATGCGTTCGTCCGCTGCAATACCTCCACGTACTTGATCGAAGTTTATATCGTTTGCATTGCAGAAGTCATAAATCTCGTTGAAAAAACTTACTTTAGTTGCCAAGAATGCATTGCGAAAGTATTTGATGGCAATGGCTTCTTCAGGCGATACAATGTTTATTTTGATATTTGACCAGTTTACACTGTATTGATCACGCCAGTAATCTGTGTCACCGCTTAGTATAACATTGTCAACGTTCTTAATATCGTTTAAGTAGTTCATTGCACGAAGAAATTCTGGGCTAAAACACAAACGATGTTCGGGAAATGTTTCTTTTAGGTATTGCCATCCTTGCAAACTAATAGTGCTTTTGATCAATATTGGTGTATTTTTGTTGCACTGCGATACAATATCGTATACTGCACTAATATCACATGCACCTGATTCCAGTTCTGGAGTGGGAACACAAACAACAACAGCACTAGTATTGTCAAAGTCTGCCGTCATACCTTTGGGAGGATCGTGTATTACAATCTCTCTACGATAGTTTTTGAATAGTATTTCGTGTGCTTTGCCTACAAAGCCGTATCCTGCAATAATCATGCTGCTACCTTTGCTTCTTGAAAATATTGTAATCTTTCGTATGTGTCACGCCAGTCTTTGACATTAAATGATGCGCCTCTAAATCCACGATCTTTCAGTGCCTTTGCCAATGGGTAATCATTGCCGCCCGGTTCAACTTTGTCTCCAAAGAAGTATGTGGAAATGTTTCTGTCAAAGTCGTCTAGGATTTGACTTTTGTCACAACCTGTACGATAAATGTCAATACCAGTTTCGCCGCCAACTGTTGCTGTAATACTAGGAAACTCACTGTTGATTTGAAGTGCAATGCTTTCACGTTCTCTGTTGTTGATATCGTGCTCGACATATAACTTGCGTTCTTCCAATGTGCAGTTTCTGCCTACGACACTAAAGTTGATAGTGCCCATACGTGGTTCAATGTGATTGCCTGTTCGTAGCGAGAAAGGACTGCTTTGTAACCAGCCTTCCATCAAACTATACAGTTCTTGAGGTGCTTCAAATGACTTGGCATTTACTCGTTTGCCTTGATGCCATACATCATTTCCACTACAGTTGTAGCAGGTAACAACACTTTCAGTAATGTCTGCACCGAGTTGCTCCACAGTTTTTGGATAATCGCTGCCTGTTACCAACCATACTTTGTTGTCACGAATAAAGTGTTTAAAAAACTCTTTGAACTCAGGATCTATGGGTTGTCTACTAGGAGTAAGTGTTCCGTCCACATCAAATATAAATCTATTCAACTTATTTCTCCTTTTTACTACACAATGCTCTTTCGCCTTGTGTAAAGGTTGAAGTAAGTACTGCTCGTTCTAATAAGCACTCTTTTTGAGTTTTATAGTTATTCCAATATGTTATTTTAGGTTCTTCTAGTCCAATAACTGTACTAACAATAAGTAGTGTCCACATTATCTATTCTCTCTTTCAGCAACTCGTTTGCGTAAATCACTTGTGCTGAATCTGTGATCACGCTTGTTAAAATGCAGTTGAATACCTCGCTTGCGACATATATCTTTGCCACTAAACTCGTCTTCTTTGTATTCTTCACCTAAGAATCTTACATCGATCTGAAACAGTTCCAGTATGTCCATCAAGTCCTGCTCAGTTTCGTATGGCACAATCTCGTCAATAAACTTGAGTGCATTAAGTTGTGCATAACGCTCTACCAATGTTTGTACTGGTTTGTTTTTGGTATCTGGTCTATCGATAGTAGGATCAGTTTGCAACCCTACAATGAGATAATCACAGTTTGCTCTTGCTTCACGCAACATACCAATATGTCCTGCATGAAGTAGATCAAATGCACTAAATGTAATACCTACTTTCATATTAGTCCCAATCAAATAAGTTGTTAAATGTAGTTTTTTGTTTTGTACTTTCTAAGTCATAATCCAACACACCAATCAAGTTGTCTAGTTTGTTGTCAATAATAACTTCTTCCATAGCATCGCCATCGAATGGCAGTTCTTTGAACCAATCCGGAATACGTAGTTCATCTGTTGGATATGCAACACTTGTATATCCTAGTGGATTTTGTTTTAGTTTACAAACAATAACTTTCATACCATCTACAATCTCTTGCGAATATTTGTCGCCGTTCATACGCTTGAGTGTATTCCAGTTGATACTTGCTCTTACATGTCCGGGCATGTTTGCTTTGCCTTGCTTTTCTTCAAGACGCTGATAATGTCCAATCTTGTTTGCACGTTTAGGCGAACCTTTTTCAAATCCCGGACGATCTTTGAACTCACGTCTAAACTGACTAATAGCTTCAAGTAGTTCTTTTTCAGGTTTTTTCTGTAGTACCATATCAAGCAAATCTTTTAAGAAATCCTGCATAAACACCGGCGTATCACTACGCTTTAGATCCAAGCCCATTGCTTTTACTTTGCCTAGTTTTCCATCTTCATCTGTTCTAAATCCTTCAATGTCGTACACTAGTGCTGCATAGCGTTTCTTAGTGATAAACAGCCCAGTTTCGGCAACAATCTCTCTACCTGCTGCAATAACATCGCTACGACTCTTTGGACAATGAAATGCTTTTAGCATCATTTCTGGAAATGTTTCGTTTGCCTGCTCGCACACTTGGTCATAAAGTTTTATTACATTATCTTTGGTCCACGGAATCTTTCCCGCTGCAATGTCATCTTTTAGTACAGGATATGCACTAAAATACACAGAGTCAGTATCGCCATAGATAACAGCTTTACCAACATGATCATACTCACCAGTAATAATCTTATTAACCTCTGCACTCATATGTTTAACAATAGTTCTACCTGTTAGCGTTGTACTCTGTCCAATACGCTTGTCAAAGAATCTACAACCTGGATTGAGAATAGCACCATACAAACTGTTCAAGTTAATCTTCTTAACCAACTGACGTTTATCCCAGTATTCAATCTCTACTTCGTTCTTAGCATCTTTTGCTTTTTTAAGATTCTTTTGTAGATCTTTACGTTCGCTGTACCAACGTTTTAGTAGTCCTGGAATAACACCTTCAAACTCGTTTGTAAAGATTGTACCGTTTGAACTAAGCATCCATGGCTGATGACTATCATAAATCAACTTCCAAACTTCTGCTGCACTCAGCACTTCTTCTTGCCCGTTTTCTAAATCTAATGTAAGCATTACATCACGTTTTTGTTCCATAACTGCTTCATATTCTTCAGTTGCAAAACGTCCTTCCCAGCTGCCTGCAAAGCTCTTCTTTTTGAGCGTTGTATCATTGTGAATACGCTCGTCGCTAATATCCAATCGTATTTGACCAACTACAGTTTCGGGGCCCATATTTAATGCACGAATAACACTTGGATACAGGCTGTTTAAGTCCATTGATCCAACCCATTCATGCACACCTTTTTTAGGAAATGCAACATATGCGCCTGCTGCTGCTGTGTTTCCTTCGTGTTGTTTTCTATTAGGCACTTGCATACCACGTCTATGCGACTCGTTAACAATAGCCTGCTCAGTAAGTGCAACAGCACCCATTGTGGTTTGTAGTAACACAGTATTTTCGTGTGCTAGTACATTTGCAAGATCAATAAATTTTAGTTTCTTGTCTAGTTTGTCTAACAGTGCAACGTCTTGTCTGTTGTATTCAATAAAAGTTTCAAAGTCATTGTTGTACAGCTGATCAAGTGTACCTTCATATACAGTTTTGTTCTCTCCTACTTCCAGTTCGCCGATGGCATCCAGTCGATATGTATGACGTTCTTCGTATGTATACTTGCGATACAAGTTGAGATAGTCCATATGTACTCTTCCGATAGTATCATATGTCTCACTTGTCTTACCAAACTTTTCATATTCTCTACGCTTGGGCTTTTGTCCCCATAAGCAGAATCTACGTGTATCATCACTGCTTAGTACACGTTTAATTCTGTTGATAGTATACGGAACATCATACCCTTCACTGTTCCATCCACTGTGAATGTCTGCATCTTCAATAAGATCCAGGAACATACTCAGCATTTCGCCCTCGCCTTTTTCGTTATTAGGAAATAGTATACAACTATCACCCCAGCGTTTTTTGCACATTGCTGTTGCTTCTTCAAGTGGCATGCCTTTGGGAGGCATAGCAACAGTTATTAGCAAGTCAAGCCATTGCAAGTGTACAGTAATAGCAGTAATAGGCATAAACGGATCTTCAACTGGAGCAAATCCTCGCTCTGGATCAAAGTCAGTCTCAATATCCCAAAACGCTACATTCAACTTTGGGGCATCTTGATTGAGATAGTGTTCACTCAAACACTGAAAGATTGGATTAATGTCACTTTCAAACAAGTTTTTGCCACGGTTGATAGCAAGTTCTTTTCTAAAGTCTTTGGTGTTTTTGCATACAATCCGACTTAGTTGGTCGCCGTAGATACTTTTGTACTTACCACGTGGATCTTCATAATAAAATGTGTATTTTGATTGATATTCGTGGAAATGTCTTTTTCCGTCCTTGCGTTCGACTACTCGAATAATATCCGAATCTCTGTCAAAGAATGCATCTACATATGGCATGAGTTCTCCTTATTATTCACTATACTATATTTCTTTTCATTCACTCCGTATCGTATCCTACTGTAGCAACAATAGTTTCAAGATCTTCATATTCGTCTGCAACTCGACTCCAGTCACGTTTTTGTGCAACTTTGATGGCTTTGTTAATAAGACTTGGTTTAACATTTAGTTCTTCTGCTACTGCTTTTACAGTTTCTTTTAATCCGCCTTGCAAATCTTCGATTTCTTGTAGTACTGTTACGCCTTCTTTAACTAGACGTTCTAGCTTGGCTTTTTCTTCTTGTCCATATACTCTATCGCTCATGCAATACTCCTTTTTATTAAGTTTAATATACAGTAGTTATGTTTTGTTGTCAAGTGTTTTTATTGGACCTAATATTTCGTATCCTTGAATACGACTTTTATAGTCGTGGTGATCTCCTAAGTATAGATACTTATAACCTTGTGACTTGTAATAAGCTGGAACGTGGTAGCTAAATCTCCAACCAACTCTATCTTCTGGATTGCTGTAATCCCATGCAAACTGATCACTAAATGCAACTTTGTCATTTGTATATGTTCTTGTTTGTTCCCATGCTACAAGTTTATTGTCTATATACAAACAATGAAAATCATTCTGTAAAATATCATCACTATACAATGGAAACACACTATCAAAGTTTTTGTATTTACAATAGAGATTGTATACGTGTGCTGCTTCTTTCCAACTAGGTTTGTGCAAAAAAATGTCAGGATCTAGTTTGTATTTTACTTTGGATAAATCAATTCTACCGTACATAGTACCCGAGCCGCCTTTCGTTCAAATACGGCTCCATGTCTTCCATCCAGTTATCATACGGATTATCTATCCAAGTGTATCCTTGGTCAACTAGTTTGTCTTTTTCAAACTGTGTAGTATCATGCCATATAGGAATATATTCATTCCACTTACTAATCGATGTACCATCTGGATTGCCACTAGGACGAAAATGCAACTCAATAGGATTGTCGCCTTTGTATTCAATGTTGATATACTTTACATTATTTATATTAGCAATAGCTTTGGGAATGGTTGGTGTATAATCACTGCGTATCCATTTATTAAACTTTACAACATTTGATTTCCGGTTCCATCCTTGCCAGCAGTGTAAAGGTTTCCATGTACCGTTGATATTTTCGTATGTAGCACTGTAATGATTGCCTTCTAAGTATTCGCACCAAAAGTAACCCGGAGGTGTGCTGGTACAATCACCTTGTTTTAATACTTTTATAGTTGTACACACACCCATGCCTATAAGATTGTATATAGGACGTATTACATATTCGCCTGTGCTGGGTATTCTTACACCCCCTGGACCACAACTATAGCCCATAGTTTCTGCTAGATAAAGTTTATTCCACCATTTGTGATGTTGTGGATATTTTAGATAAAGTTCGTGCTCGTCTAAATCGTACTCGTCCACTATTATTGAAACCATTGATCGCTGTTGTTTAGTTTCCAGTCAGCAATTATATCTTCAAACTTTGGCGCACTATATCCTGTACGCTCAGCTCTTTCACCTTCAAATGTTTCTTCAAAATCTGCAATGATTTGTAAAAACTCTTCTTGTTGTTCCGTCGATGCACCTGGAGTTGCTAATACAATATTATTGATTTCGTCTAGTATATACATTACTGCGCCAACACTATCAAAGTTAGATTTACTAATCTTTGCTCTAAAGGCTGCAATATTATTTTCTGTAGGTTCGTTACGCATTGTAGCAAATGCTCTCATAGCAGGCGTGCTTATACCTTCTCGTGTAATATCAACATCTTCTCCAATAGCAAGTTTAAGTGCTTCAACAAATTCACCATCATTGTTGAGTTTCCAACTACTATCCTCTGCATCGACATCGTCGATTAAGTCGCTACCGTATTTTGCTTTGTATCTTTCATTTACTTGTAAGTAATCTTCTCTATTTCTTATTTGTGCAATCAACGCACCTAATAGATTTTCATCAGTTCCCCAACCAAACCATCCAGGTTCCATACTTTCTTTAAATATTTGGGCCATCAATGTTGGTGCAGCATATGGAATGCCTATTTTACCCATGATAGATTTAAAGCCATCTGGAATATTGTTTTGATCACCTTCTACATAGTTTTCTAATTCGCTTACTTGTGTAATATCTTCGTCTAGCCAGTTGCCGTGTGTACTTTGATATCCGCGATAAACTCTGTCATATACTCTTTGTAGTTCTGTGTCTGGAGATATTTGTCCAAGTTCTGCCAATGCAGCATTTCGTGCATCAGGACTGAATAATCTGTTTATAAGATCAGTTTCGAGTTCTGTATTTTCGACATCATCATCATCGCTTCCGAATCCGTCTGATTGTTCACTTTCGTCTCTATACCTACTATCAAAATGAACATTAGCAGCACCTTCGATATCTTGAGATTCATCTCCAATAAGCCAAAGTCTATCGTCCATAACTTGTCCGTGTATCCATTGTGCAACAGATTCTTCACTTGAACCATTTGCTACAAGCACCGCAGCTCCTTCACTTATACCTAGCAAACGTCTCGGACCTAGTGATTTAAACTGTGATTCACTGAACGGATCTTGCATTGTATAAAACGCTGTCATTTCTGGAACACGATCGTTTATTACTGTTACAATAATAGCGCCGCCCATTGCACGGTGTTCTTCATTAGCTTCAATGTTTAGATCAGGAACAGTTCCACCAGATAGTTCAATCGCTGCCTTCAATGCATCATCAATAACTAATACATCGTTAACTTCACGTCTGCCTTTGTTGACCACAGGAAATCCATTACTATCTAACTGTTTAACAACAGTATAGGTGTCCTCATCGATACTAACATCCATGCTATCAGTGTCTTGTCCCCAAACAATAGATGCATACAACAGTTTTGGATTTATTCTTCTTAATGCAGTAAGTCGTCTTATAACTAGGGATTGATAATCAGCTTCGCTAAGTTCATCAACTAGCTGTGTTGATAGATCTTCAAACTGTGCATCGTATGCTTCCTCAACTTGGTCCCAATCTCCTGCTGTGTTTAGTTGATTCATTAGATCGCTGATCTTTTCACGATCATATCCGAATCCTCTACCCCCTGGTATAATACCTGCACTAATACTATTTTCAAATGCCTGATTCATTGCAGTAACCCATGCTGTTGTAGTAGTTGCATCTAATGTAGGTGTATCAACTACATCTGGAGCATTTCTTGCTGCATCAGCTTCGGAGTCTTGTTGTTTAAACTTGGCTATTAATCCTGTTGCAAGTTGTCTAAAATATTCGTAAAGTTGTTGTGCTTCTTCACGCATTGACCCATTGCGCCAGTTTGGAGGCAAAAACTCCATTTCCTCGCCATTTGCAAGAGTAGCAGTCAGTCCGTCACTTATTTTAAGGACAACTCCTCTTTCCCATACTTCTTCTAGCCAAATAGATCCAACCTGATTCTGTCTTTCATAGATGGTTACCATCATTCTATTGAGTTCAGCTAGTCTTGCGTTTTGACTTTGTTGTATTCCTTGTGTGTTTTCTTCACGTTTGTTGAGTAGTTCTTGTAGAATAAAATACCAGCCACTAAAGCCAATAGCAGCAATCATTTGTGCTGTATCAGTCACTTGTTCAACTGGGGTATCAATAACATGATTTATATCAACTTCTTGTCCTTCCCAGGTAGCAGCAGTATTTTGATTTCCAGGAGTTGTGCCATCATTGCCTATTTGTAGCAATCCTGCCATAGATCCGCTTCCAGCTGGAAAAAGACTAGTACTAATAAGATAGCGAATATCTTTTTCTCGTAGTTCTCCTAAAGCAGTGTTTAGTTCGTTTGGATTATTAACTTGTATGTTGATACTATTTTTCCAAGTTTTAATAGCATCGTCTAATGTTTGATCCCAGGTTCCTGACTCATCACCTGACCATGCAGGCCCAGCAGTTTGAAAACTGCCATTTTGTGTTTTTCCTGTTACAAGAGTATGCTTCCTTAAAGCTCGTTTGATTTCTACAACATGACTGCCATCTGGATTACCAGGATTATTCATTGAAAGTCCTGGACCTGCTGCTGTCCTAAATTGTTTTAAAACATTTTCAACGATGAACTCGTTTAGTTTCATTATACACCCATTTTCTTATTTAATGCATCATACAATCTTGTTTTAATATCACTTGAATAATCTACGCTTGCATTTTGTTTTGCACGTTTTGTAGCAGTAGCATACATAACTGCTTCTGCATCGTTGCCATAACGATCTTTAAAATCGCTTTTGTTTTTCTTCATACCTGTAACAATACGTTCTTTTTCTTTTTCTTCGTCGTTACTAAGTTCACGTTCAACTAATCCTGCTTTTGCAGCTAGTTTTATAACAATAGCTTCTAGTGATTTAATTTTATCTTCAAGTTTTTCTATGCGAATTGTATCATCAGCGCATTCACCTACTAGTTTATCTTTTAATGGATGTGTAGTACGCCCTGGTTTTGCCGGCGGCATCGGTGCATTGGCTTTTGCTTGTCCAGCACTGCCAGTTCTTTGTGATTCAGTTATAGTAACACCTGCTAGTGCAGCAAAATCATTAACACTATAATCACGATCCATTTGTAATGAACCTTCTGGCACTACGGCACTTTCTTTAAGATAATCAATCCCATCACTTTCAACTGCTGGAGCGGCAGCTTGTGCTTTCATTCTTGCTATATCTTCTCTAGGATCAACTGGATCCATTGCAAATAGTTTGTGTTGTAGTGCATTAAAGTCCATTAACCGTCCCCTTTTACTTTATGACAACTATCGCCTTTGCCTCTACGATAGCCCTTCCAGCACACTTTACCGTGGCTGCCTTTTTTCTTGGTTGATTTCTTTTTCTTTTTACCTTCATCGAGATCATCTGACTCAAGTGTTTTCCAACTAGGATTTCCGCATTCGTTGCATAGAGTTGCTGATTCAAATAGCTCACGTATTCTCATGATTATCTCCCTGTT